CCTACGCTGAACTCTTTTCGGACATGGGTTCGACTCCCATCGCCTCCACCAGTAAAAAGCACCTAGATTCGTTGAAATCTAGGTGCTTTTCTTTACTTATACCACAGTATTTACCACACTTTTGATTTTCAGTGTGTTATCAACCTGGCTTTACCTCGATATGCCAGCTCTGTTTTTCAGGCGGCAGCGGTGCACTCTCTTTGTCGTGGTTCCAATGCCGGTCAACGTCGCACAGCTCCAAAAAGCCATCTTTCAGGCGGTAACAGGCTTCTTCATCCGGGGCAGTATGGCAGCAGGGGCATTGAAAGCTCTCGTTTTCCTCGCTGTCTCTCCATAGCTGCCAGTCATAGACAACAAAAGTCTTTTTGCAGTTCGGGCAGGTCAGGTGCATTTCCAGCATGGTTTTACGCTCCTTCGTTCTTGTTGAAGATAAGACGGTCAAGGCTATATGCGGTTGCGTCACAAGTATGATTGTCCCGATCTGGCACACTGGGCAGGAAGTTTCCGTCTTTGTCCGTGTCGTATTCATATTGTGAAAACTCGCGGTAGATGTTGGGGGTGCGCCGGGGATCAACTACAAGCGTCCGTTTTTGCAGCCACTTGATGCGGTAGTTCACACAGCCGGGGCGCTTGATGCAAGGGCGAGCCTGCAGGCCGTATTCCCGTAGATCGTGCACGCTCTTGGGTTCTGCACAGTCGCAATAAATAACCTGTTCCGGGGCCGTTTCTGCGCCTGTGATGGGGTTCTTCCGGGGTTCTCCCACATGGTCAAGGCCGTGTGCCCGGATCTCGGCGGCAAGGGCTTCATTTGACAGGCCGCGCTTGTAAATCTCATCCGCAAAATAGATGGTTTCGGTGCTGCGGTCATAGTACAGCGCCACAACGGCAGCAGGGTCAGACGCAAAGCCAAAATCACAGCCCACATAGCGGTAACACTGCATTGCAAGCTCTTCGTCCGCGATCTCTCGCACTTCCAGCGTGGTGAATACCTCGCCGCCGCTGCCTGTAGGGATGCCCAAATACTCATGATCGTACACCTTCGGGTTTAGGCTCTGGATGCGCTGGGCTTCGTTCAGAAACACCCCTCCCAGCCATTCCGGGGGCACCTGGGTGTAATCCGTGTGCAGGGTCAATGCTTCCTCGTTGGGCTGCTGGATGAACTTATTTGCCCAGTTGTTCAGGGACACAGGCGGGTTGAAGCTGCGGAACACCACAGGCTTCCCGCCACGGCCTACAGACTGCATCACGCTGCGGACAAAGTTTTCTCCGGGCAGCTCGGAAAATTCCTCGAACCACACCCACCGGAAAAAGCCCTTTGCAGGCTTGATAGACTTGATCTTGCTGTTATCGTCCAGCCCGCGAAAGATGATCTGTGCGCCGGTGGGCAGGTAGGTGCAGCGCATGGGCGACACGGTGCAGCTCCACAGGTCAGACACGCCCAGCGCGTCAATAGCCCACTGGATTTGTGCAAACACGGATTCCCTCAAGGTGCTGCCCCACCGCCTGAACACCACAGCAGAGCCGGTGCCGGTGGGGTCTTTCTGGATGCCGTCCACAATCTCCAACGACACAAAGGACGATTTGCAGGAGCCGCGTCCACCGGGAAGATTGTAGTAGGTGTGTGCATCGGCGGCTATATCCTCATGGATAGCATGGTATACAGCCGCTTCGTGCTCGGTGGGGTCGATGCCCTGCACGCGCTCAAACGTGGCAGCTCTGGCCGCTTTCCGGGCCTGTAGTGCCCGGATGCGCTTTTCCAGTCGGTCAAGCTCCATTCGCTTCCACCTCGTCAAGCAGCTTTTCCAGCTCTGCCAGTTTCTTCTGCTGTTCGTCAATGCGGATGCAGTTCAAAACGGCGTTGCAGCAATTTGTGATAGCCGTTGCCCGCTGCGGGTCGATCTCGTTATTCAGCAGCATATTTGCGATCTTGGACAGCGTGCGGCGTACCTCTGCGGGAGTTGAAAGTTTGATCTTCAAATATACTCACCTCGATACAAAAAGGGCGCACAGGTTGCCCCATGCGCCCAGATGATGCCATATCAGGCGATTGCCTGATAAAAAATCGCCTTGCTCTTGTTTTCCAAAACAAAGCAGTCGTAATAAATACGGCCCTCCACCAGACTACCGGACAGGAAAGGCGGGTCAAGGTGAATCTTGTACTCTGCCAGCTTGACCGGGGCCACGGTAGCCACGGGATGCGCGATCATGAAGCCGAACTTCTCGGGCAGGCGGTTGGACGCGATCTTGACCACATTCAGGCCGTCCAGCTGGGCAATAACGCCCTTCTTGCGCAGTTCTGCACCAATGTCCTGATTGTCAAAGGTGGCCTTGGACTGCTTCAGGAGCGTGTATGCGGTGGGGGTCAGAATAAGCACGCGGCCAGATGCGGGCACTTCTGCATCATCCATCTGGGCATTTGCCGTGATGATCTCGGTATAGATGTTTTCAGCGGTCAGGGCTGCGGCTTCCGGCTTAATGCCTGCATTTGCTGCCATCACGCTGTAAACATAGGAGTCGATCTCCGGGAACACCTTCTCACGCTGCTGGCGTGCCAGAGCGCTGGCGGCTGCAACCTGCATCTTGGTTTCGTCCGTGTCCATCTTGTCCACCTCGAACGTGAAAGAACGATCTTTGTTGATCGTGAATGTCTCGGTGGTGGCCTGCAGGGTGCTGATCGTGCCATACTGGGACTTGTTGCCGTCCAGAATGGGGCCGTTGCGGTTGAAGTCCTCCATATCGGTGGTTTTGACCTTATACAGCTTGATGGTCTTTGCGCCATCAAAATTGAAATCCTTGTTGGTCACAAGGCTGGTCTTGCTCTCGGAGTAAAACTGTTCATCGGTATATGCTTGGAACTGGGTTGCTAACTCAATAGCCATTTATGAAAACCTCTTTCAGTCTTTCAGACCGAAAGCCCGCTTTAACTCCGCGTCTTTATCCGTGCCGTTGGAAAGCCAGGTCGGCGGGGTGTCTACCTTTGCGCCGGTGGTCGTAGTAGTGACGGTGTACCCGTTGCCGGTGACGCTCTGCACCGCCTTTACCGCGGTCTTGAACGCTTCCGGGTCGCTGGTGTCCAGCTTATCCAGCAGCGCCGCGCTGATATGGTTATCAGACAGATACTGCTTGCAGGCTTCCCGTGCTTCCCACTGGTTGAAGCGCTGACTTTTGGCTTCCAACGCTTCCTCGCGGGCTTTCAAGTCTTTTTCTCGTGCGTCAAGGTCGCCCACGCGCTCGGCACTCTTGGAGCGCTCACGGGCAAGCCGATCGGCAACGATGGTATTTAGTTCGGATTGGGTAAACATCCGCTCAGAGCCGTTATTTTCGGCCTGCTGGGCGGCGCTGGGGGTAGGGTTGGGATTTTCCATTGATAGCACCTCATTTTCCGTATGAGTAGACGTAAAAAACAGCAGGCGGCAAACCTTATGCCGCGCATGGTGCACCGGAGAAAGGAAAAGCCCGGTGCAAGGGGGTGTGTCCGCTCCTGCAATGCTGGGCGCTCTGATCGTGGGTCATGGCACACCCACAGCCAGACCGTGCAGCAAAGAGCAGTCAGGAGCCGGACGGCGCTATAAACCGCCTGCTATGCTCAGTATACCACATTCTGTTGTAAAATGCAAATATAATGCTATGATATGTCAATTTGTTGCTGCATTGTGTTTCTGCTGGGACAACTGTAAACTGTATGCGCCGTAGCTCATGCCCATAGCGTCAGCCATAGCGGCCACTTCGCCCAGTGACAGCCGTTCGCCGTGTTCCAGATGATATGCAGCCCATGCCAGAGTTTTCACGCGGTTCCGCTCCCGTTCATCCTGGGCTTGCTTCATCTCGCAGTCAAGACAGCGGATTCCCGGTGCAAACTGGTACATCACAGCCCCACAGACAGGGCACTTCTTGAGCTTCTTCTTCGTCATGGTATAGAATGACCTCCGGCAAATAAAAAGAGCGTGCAGCAGCCTTTCCGGGGCTGTAACACGCTCTCAGGGGTGGGGGTGGTGCTCTGTACTCCACGCACCACCGATAAAATTTACTATTTGTAATGGTTCAAAAGAGCGTCTATACTATGCTCTTATTATACCATAAAGCGGACTATAACACAAGAAATCACGTTGTAATGTCCTCTTCGTCTGCTTCTTTCTCGTAGTCGTCCAGCCACGCTGCCACGGTTTCAAGGTTCATCGGCGGCGGGGCGATCACGGTATTGGTCGCAACGTCTTTGATGAAGTAGAGCTTCGTGCTCTTGTCCACATCCACGTCAAGGCCGAGTGCGTTTGCCCTTTTGCTCAGGCGCAGGAAGTCAAGAAAACGATTGCGCTGCGCTTCGGACAGGCTGAGCACCTCTTCCACCAGCTCGACCGCCATTTTCCTTTTCTCCGGGGTCATGTTAGGGCAATACACTTCCGCTTCCTTCACAAGCTGCTCGTGCAGTTCCTGTTTGGTCATGCTGCACACCTCCTCAGCCCCAGAAACCGAAGGTGCGCCAGTAGGCCACCGCACCCACGAAGAACATCAGCGCCACAGGAGCCGTACACTGAAATTGATAAGCAGTCATTGTAAAATTCCTCCGTTTTTGTTAAAATAGAGGCGGGAAACACGCCGTGCAAAGCATATTCCCGCCATTTGCCGCCCGTCCCTGTTGGCGCAGGGAAAGGCGGCTTTCTGTTTGTCGGCGGTCTTGGCTTATTGCTGGTTCAGGCTCTGGGTTTCCACCTTGATGATGGGTGTGCCGTCAACCAGCGCGGGAGTGATGCGGAGCAGGGTGTCAGGGCTCTTGCCCTTGTAGTCAAGGAAAGTCAGCTCCATGCCCTCGCTGGGGTCTTCTGCTTCCATGCCGCTGGTGCTGCACATAAGGCTCAGCTTCTTATCTTCCAGCAGCGTGGCCACATCCGTCATGGTCGGGTTGTCGTTGACGGTCTGGGGCCGCTGCTCCTCGTCACAGATGAATGTGCCGATCACAGAGCCGTCCGGCATGATGGTCAGCAGATCAGAGTAGCCCTCATAGGAGCTCTCAAAGGTCAGCAGGGTGTTGCCCTTTGCATCGCGGGATGCGTTCAGCAGCTTCTCGCCGCTCAGGCACTCGCCGATGGTGTCAGTGCTGGCGGTGGTGAAAAAGTGCTTCATTTCGTTCATGGTTTTGTCCTTTCTGGCCTTACAGGCCATTCAAAAATTTATTAAACACGGCCAGATTAGGCCGGGTTGCCGTTGGTTCAGCGGGTCATGCGCTCCACGTAAACCCAGATCAGGCGCAAAGCCCGCAAATCTGCGCGCTCCAGCAGCTTGGTGATAGCATCGGTGTAGCTGGCGCGGTCGATGCTCTCGTTCACAAAATCACCCCCTCACGCGCTCTTGTTGCTGTCGCCGATTTGGGCGGCAGGCTGGATGCCCTGCGTCAGCTGGGGCAGGGGCGGTGCCTGCAAAGCTTTCACCGGGGCTTTATCCATAGCAGTCACAAAACCGCGATAACGGTTTCTTGCAAGCTCGCTGCGCGAACTCTGGGTAAGTGCTTTGATCTGCGTTGCAGGCGTTCCGTAATAGTTGCGCACGGCTTCCGGCTGCTTGTCAAAGATAGCCTGAATCTTCGCCTTACCGCCGCCGTGATTGGTTCCTTCCCCGTCCGTATAGCCGATGCAGGCCGTTTCCCAGACCTCTTGCATACTGCGTGCCGTGTCCAGCGCGTTTTCCCACATCCGTTCCGGGGACGGCAGTGCATCAAGCTGGATGTCCCGGACGGCGGTTGTCCAGTCGCGGAGAAAATAGTTCAGGCACTTGCACTTAGCCAGTGCAATAAGAAATGCCTGTTCGGCAATGTTATCCGGCACGGTGCCAAGGTTGGCAGCGTATGCTTTCAGCTGGGCGGTCACTCGCTCATCGGAAAGATGCTCGCCAAAATAGGCCATTCGCGCCTGCATAAGTTCCTGTAATTTTTCGGTTGTCATTCGATCACCCCATTTTTTCTTTTAAGGTCGTTGATAATTCGGCTGATCTGGTCGCCAGCGCTCTCAAACTCTGGCACGGTGTTGGTGGGTTTGTCCTTATCCAGCGGATAAAACTTTAACCAGCCTTGCCGGGTGGCCTGCTTGACCACCTCTGTCCATTCACAGCGGTGAAATTCTTCATCCAGCTGCTGGCACAAGCTGCGGCGCATGGTATCGGTCAGGCTCTTGCGCTTTTCTTTGCGCATACGGTCATAGTCCTGAAGGGCCTGCAGCAGCTCGCCGTCACCATCGGCAAAGGTTGTGAAAATATCCGCCGGGGAAGTATCAGGCTCGCCAGCCGCGGCAGCGGCGTTGCTCTCCTGTTCTAACCTACACTTCTCTACACTATCCTTCACTATGCTATACTGCGGCTCCTGCTGGTTTCCGTTTTGGTTCCTGATTGGTTCCGAAATGGTTCCATTGTCAGAAAGGATGTAACGCTTTGATGCTGATTCTTTCAGCAGTGCAAGCTCGTTTTGAAACATAGTCTTGCGGTAACGGTCGCTCTTGAGCGTGTTGTTTACCTTCCAGTCAGTCACAACAAGCACACCGGAACTGAACGAAATTACATAACCAGCGGCTTCCAACTGCTTCAAATCACCGGTAGTGCATCCGATGGTGCGCACGATGGTGCGGGGACTTGAAACAAACCCGTCATCATCGGCACGCATACCCAAATGAAAGTAGAGCGCCTGCGTTTTGGGCGGTAGGTCAAGAAAAGCGTCGGTTTCCACCACGTCCACCGAAAACATTCTTTTGTTTGCCATCATGCACCCTTCTTGCTCTTGGGAGACGGTTCAAAGAAAAACTCTCCGATCTGCTCCCGGGGAATGTTCAAAACAGCGGCCACGCGGGTGATCTCGTCGCTCGTCCAGGGCTGGTAGCCCTTCATGCGGGCCGTCATGGTACTCTTTGCCATGCCTGCGGCCTGCGCCACATCCCCTTGCCGCAGCTCCATTTCCGCGAACCTTACGCGGAGCCTGTGAAACGGTTGATACATTTAGTTCACCTCCTTCAAATCGTCAACGGTCACGCCCAGAGCTGCGGCCACGTGGCCTGCGGTAGTGCGCCATACGGGTTGACCCTTACGCATTTTCCATATAGCATTGCGTCCAACGCCTGCCTTTAAGGAAAGTTCCTCGGTAGTCAAGTTCTGACGCGCCATCTCCGCTACAACTTTCACGCGATCGACTGTAATTGACTTCGACAATTCATCTCACCTCGATTCAGGGACTTTTGTCCCTCTACAGCGTATTATAACAGGGCTTTTTATCCCTGTCAATGGTTAAATTAGGGCTTTTTCTTCCTTTTGAAGAAAAAATATGATATACTACACGCTAAAGGGGGAGTTTTAGATGACAATCGGAGAAAGAATCGCCGAGGAGAGAAAGTTTGCTGGATTGACGCAAAAAGAACTCGGCGCACAAACTGGCATTGACCCATCGACAATTCGCAAATACGAATCCGGGAGACTTAACCCCAAAATTGAAACAATAAAGAGAATCGCAGAAGTCTTGAATATAAACTGGTATGTACTACTCGGAGAAGATGACGATTTACAGGGGCTTGTAAAGGCCGTTGATTCTGTTGAATATGATCCTGAAAAAGAGCGGCCAATGGTCGATGTTGATGGGAATCTTTATCTACAAGACTTAAAAACATTGGACGACTTAAAAGATCAGCAATTTAGAAAAGATCACGCGGGGCATGAGAATTGTTCACACTTGCAGATTACTGACATTGAACGAAAAAGACGCTATCTTGATGAACTGTTTTTTTGTCTGAATGACAGCGGCCAGAACTTACTAACAGAAATGGCAAAAGCTATTTGCATGTTGGACAATTACCGGATACAAGTTCTGTCTTTGTCTGGCTTTTTAACGTATGAAAAAACTATAGCTGATAAATTATCGCCACCCAGCCCATTATCGGATGATAAAAAATAAAGCCCACTGCGCAGAGCACAGCAGGCAGGGGCGTGTCGCAAAATTGCGCAACCCACTGACGGGCAATCATTGACATAGAAAGAAGGTGAACCAATGGAATTGACCATAGAGAACCTGCGCACACTGGCTCAGGGCGGGCAAATCTTTCTGACAGCCCACTCACAGGCCCGGCTTTATGAGCGCGGTATCCTGCTGGCAGACATTCGGCAGGCCATCCAGAGCGGGAAGATCATCGAATACCGTCCGGATGATTACCGCTGTCCGTCCTGTTTAGTGCTGGGGGTCAATCTGGCAGGCCGCTGGCTGCACGTTGTGTGCGGTGTTCATGAGGGTGCACTGTGGATCCTCACAGCCTACTGGCCAGATCTCGACCACTGGAACGCAACGTATACTGAACGAAAGAAGAAAGGGGAATAAATTATGACTTGCTTTTTCTGCAAGGGCGAAATGAAGCCCAGCACGACCATTCACACGGTGCAGCTGAAGAACTGCGTTGTGGTTATCAAAAATGTTCCCTGCATGGAGTGCGAACAGTGCGGTGAAGTCGTGCTGTCTGCCGATACAGTGGAGAAGATAGAGCGCATTTTGCAGACGGTCGAAAAGGCTGTTGCTGAAATTACCGTGGTCAACTTCCCGGATTGTGCAGCATGAGCAGGCGAACGAACAGCGCCGTTTGGCAGGAAGCTTACAGCCGGTGGCGTGTGGCGGTGCAGAAAGACGGCCAGCGCCGGTATTTTTACAGCAGCACTCCCGGCCGCACAGGCCAGCGGGAAGCGAACCGCAAGGCTGATGCGTGGCTTGAGGACGGCATAGGCGTGAAGGTGGGCCGCGTTGAGGACGTGTATAAGATCTGGCTCGAGGGCTTAAAGCAGACCACCAGCCCAAGCAATTATGAACCGATCGAGAGCCGGTGGCGTACCTGGGTGCTGCCGATCATCGGAAAAAAGCGGGTCAATGCCCTGACGGATGCTGATTTGCAAGCCATCATCAACAAAGCCCACGCGGCAGGCAAGAGCCGTAAAACCTTGCAATCACTCGCCGGGGATCTCCGTGCCTTCTGCAAATACTGCCGCAAAAGCAAGCTGTCCACCTATCTGCCAGAGGATGTGCAGATACCCGCCGGGGCGCGTCTGAAAGGCAAAAAGGTCTTGCAGCCAGATGATCTAATAAAGCTGTTCACGGTGGATACAACGCTTTATCGGGGCAAGCGCGTGCCAGATGATTATATTCACGCCTACCGGTTCGCGGTCTTGACCGGCCTGCGGCCGGGGGAGCTGGTGGGCCTGCGCTGGGCAGATATCAAAGGCAGCACCGTCAATATCTCCCGTGCCATCAACGTAAAAGGGCAGGAGACGCGCGGGAAGAACGAAAATGCTTGCCGGTCATTCGTCCTGCCGGACGTTGCAAAGGCTGTCCTAGAAGCTCAGAGGGCTATCACCGGCCATTGTGAAAGCGTGTTCTGTCTGGAAACAGAGCGCCGGTTTTATAAGCGCTGGAAAGTGTACTGCGCTGCCAACGATCTGCAGCCGGTCAGCTTGTACGAACTGCGGCACAGCTTTGTGTCCGCGATCAAGACGCTGCCCGCTGGTGAGGTCAAGGCGCTTGTAGGTCACTCCGAAGATATGGACACCTACGGCATTTACAGCCACGCCCTGACCGGTGAGGATGTGCAGACCGCGCAGGCTGTCAATGCGGTATTTATGAAGCTGCTACACGGCTGAAAAATACCACAGTTTTTACCACACTTTCGGATTTTAGGGGCTGAATCACATTTCCGTAGGCCGAATTTCAAGCCATAGCAACGCCACATTTTCAGACTGAAAAATGCGATTTTTTCACGATAGAACGGCGGAAATTGGTTCGACTCCCATCGCCTCCACCACTAAAAATAGCGTTAATTCGTTAAGAATTAACGCTATTTTTCTTTTACTCACGCAAGAGGTCACGCACTCATAAATAAAAAAAGAAAAATTGCATTCTATTTGCGAGATTCTGGATTCAAAATCTTAAACAGGACGCCGTTGACAGCTTGCGCGGTATCTTCGGCATCGGAACCAAATGCGTGACCGTATACGCCAAAGGTGTCCATGTCTTTGCTATGGCCAACAAGTTGTTTGAGCTCACCTTCTGGAAGACGTTTCATCATGGAAACGAAGGTGTGCCGCAGCTCATAGGGAGTGCACGGATTGATGCCATTGGAGCTGCAATAGAGTGCCCAGCGATGCCGGTAGGTGCTTTCTGATTTGATGCAAAACACGCTTTCAAAGTCACCGGTAAACTCGCGCTGGGCGTTGAGGACTGCCTTTGCTGTATCGGTCAGAGCAAAAGAACGAACGGCGTTTTCATTTTTTCCGTGCGTTTCCTCTTTGTAAATATTGATGCTGCGCCGTACATCACAGCGGCTTTCGTGGATGTCACACCACCGCAGACCGATAATCTCACCGGGTCGCAGGCCAGTGACGACTTGAAACCGATAGGCATTGACATATTCATCCGCTACCGTGCGGCCGCGCAGCAGAGTGGTATCGATGTTGAACAGTTTGAGCACATCGCTCGGTTGCAGGATCATCTTGACAGAATTGCGGGCCCCGGCGGGTGGTTTGAGATCTTCCGGGTGCAGCGTGGAAATGCGTTTCAGGCGCATCCACTTGCAAAATGATTTAAGATCATAGCAAAGACTTGTCAACGTCTTTTTGGAGAGCCCTTTGGAATAGGCGACATCAACAATATTTTTCAAATCATATTCAGTGAGAGAAGAAACCTTTTTGCGGCCGATCAGTGGTTGCACATGATTTTTCCATCGGCTTTGGATGGGCAGATAGTTGCTTTTGTCGGTGGTGCGCATTACGTCCTGAATCCACTGGACATAGAGCTCTTCTACTCTGGAAGAGGGGACAGCAACGCCAGACGCGAGCCATTCGTCTGCTTTGGCATTGGCAATGCGCTGCCCTGTGCGGCCCGGCTTGGCAGAGGTGAAAGATTTTCGCTTTCCCTGCTCATTGGTGACATCGATACGCCAGAGCTGGCGTTTTTCATCCCATGAGGCTGTTCCAACACGATTCGGCATGAGAAAACCTCCTTTTTGTACAAAGACACCCTCGGTGTTTGCAGCACCGGGGGTGTTTTTTTATTTATGATCAGTGATTGCTACGGTAAATTACTTCCATGCCTTGATCCGGATGATAAGACCAAGTCACAGTTACATTATCAAAGGACTCTTTCTGACGTCCGTCCAAAGCGCGAGTTTTCAGCATTTCTTCATAGAGCCAGTCAGGTAAGCCCAGTGCCTTATTAAGCGTTTCAATATGGTCGAGGCCTGCCTCGATCAACCTTGAGTCTCCGCCCTTCTGATTATAGGGGTTTGTGTCGATCGTGAGGTAGGAACTGTCATCGGCAACAGTAATCATGCGATCCGAGTACACCTCATAGAACTTTTTGAAAATTTCTGCAATCGTTTTGCCGTGGTCTATAGCTGCCCACACAACATTGCCAAACAGTGTGCTCACTTTTTCGCCCTTTTCGTTTGTCGTGATAACCTCACTGGCTAAAAAAATAGGAGAACCATCACCTGCGGTTTGTTGATACAATCCCTTCAGTGTAATCTGCTGGTTATTGAGCGCAGCTTTGGCATACTCATATTGGGCATCTTTAATTGCCGCATAGAAACGCTGTCCATCTGCGGAGACAACCGAGAAGCATTTGTAATTTGCATCTTGATAAGGATAAGTTGATTGATCTTGCCCTGCATAGGTGTAAAAATACCCGAAATCTGTCTGGCCTGAAAATTCTGTGGCGGTCCACTTGCTATAGTTCGCAGCAAATGCAGGCACTGTTAAAACAAGGCCCAGCGCCAATGTCAATAATAATGAGGCGATTTTCTTTTTCATACACGACACTCCTTTTTATTTTTATCGGAACGGTTCCGATAGTTCAAAGTCACCCCACCCAGTGAGTCCAGCCTACGGCTTTGCCCTCAATGTGCACCTCTTCCAGTTGGGAGCCGGTATAGACCATGGGCGCATAAGCTGGATTTGCAGGCATCAGGGTCAGCGTGCCTGGGTTGTAATATACCCGCTTGAGGGTAGCTTCGCCATCAATGCGCACTGCGGCGATCTCGCCGTTTTCAACCTCCGGCTGGATGCGGATATACACCACATCTTTATCGTGGATGCCGGCATCTACCATGCTGTCGCCGTGGCAGGTCAGGGAAAAATCACAGCGGATATATTCCGGCACGTCCACCATTTTTTCAATGTTCTGCTCTGCTGTGATGGGTTCCCCGCAGGCAATGGCTCCGATCAGCGGCACCTTCTTCATTTTGGGCATCGGTTCAAAGCCCGGGGGGATTTCTGGCTCATCTTTGAGCGAAACGGGCTGATTTCCGTCCAGCACGGCTATCACATCGTTAAAATCCATGTTGATCGCCTGTGCCACCGCTTTGATCGTTTCAAGCGATGGAATAACGGGTTTGTTGTTTACCGGGTTTACGTTTCGTTCCAGAATGGATATATATGCCTTGCTCAGCCCGGACATTTTGGCAAACTGATCCATACTGTAGCCATGTTCTCGGCGGTACTCTTTTATCAAATCGCCCAGAATCACGTTGAACCACCTTCCTTTCTTGTAATGGTGTCAAGTACATCATACATTTTACTAGACAAAAAATCAAGTCTTTTGTCAAACTTGCTTGACATTTATTGTCTAGTCTGCTAGACTGTTGTGTGTACGGAGGAGGTGACAACAGATGCCCTTTAAAATCAAAGAAGCACGCAAAGAAAAAGGTTTTACACAGGAAGAGCTTGCAAAACGTGCAAATGTGTCTCGTGCAACCATCATCGGGCTGGAAAATGGTACTATTACGGTAACCACCACGGAGACTCTGACCAAAATCGCAGGCGCTTTGGACAAAAAAGTGAGCGATATTTTTTTGGCATAAACGTCTAGCGCACTAGACAAAAGAGCACTATGAATATATAAGGAGGTGAACAAGAGATGACCACTACTCGTTGCAAACTTTTCACAGACACAGTTCTCAATAATCTGTTGGACGCACAAAAAAATATGGCATCCGCCGAAAAGGTAGATGCCAGAGGGCTGATTCGGTTGAGCCGCTTCATTTTACGTCTTTTGGAGCAGTTGGATGATGAGGTCGTAGAGCTGGCTTCGGAAGCAGAGGATGAGCGGGGTTAAAATCCAGTAAATAATTTGAAGTATCTTAATTGCGATTCTGTCACCAGAGATACCAAGAAACTCACACAGCTTACTTGGAAGAAAAAATAACAACTGAATCCAATACAACGGTGAGAAGCATTCCAACAAGCTCATTCGGAAGTATCCTTTTGCTTGGATAAAGCTATTCATCATATGACAGACCGTATCTTGCCGTTTATTTGCCATGTTATCAAAAACAGATGCATTTGCGGTCATGACTTGTCCATATCCGACAGGTTCACAAAAGGGTATCATCGGCGCTGGGATGTGAGCTTGTTTGAACAGCTTTTTGACTGGTGCTGCGTAAAGAGTGAACACTTCTCCCTTATCCGTTAAGTACGCTCTGTATTTCTTCTCATAATAGACAACTCTGGCGTAGCCGGATGCGCAAAAAACAGCCCTGTAAGCCAGAATTGCAAAAAAAGCAGTCAAAAAGTATTTCACGTCTTATTCCTCCTGTATTTTTCATTATACCGCAGGAACGAGGTGTGCACAAGGAGGTGAACCCCATGGACAACAAAAAGCCCAGCGAACCGCTGGGCGAGTAAGGAGGTGAACAAGATGAAAATTGAAATCACTGGCGAGCCCAAAGAAATTGCCGCCCTTGTATTAGCGGTACAAGAGCGGCAGGGTAAAGCTGTTGTTGAAACAACGGATTGGGCAGGAAATGTTGCTGTGGTAACAGAAAAAAGCTGAAAGGGGCGGATCTCCTTTCTTCTTTTCTATTCTACAGCAAAACGGAGATTGGCACAAGGAGGTGAAGCCCATGGAAAACAAAAAGCCCAGCGAACCGCTGGAACCGGAACGCTGGACAATCATCAACTTTTAAAGCATACAGCTGTAAAAGCTCTTCCAAGCGGTGTCAACTCAACCAGCCCTTTTTGAAAATCGACTTTATCGGCAATATTCAACTTTGGATCATTAAGATTGACAGATTCTTTCGCTTGAGCAATGGATTCTTCTGCTTCCTTATAGATTGAAGTTTCTCTGAACGCTGAATATACACGCTCATCTTTTCTCCATTGTATGTACGAAATCTCAATCAGTCCTTGACGCTGTAAGGCACTTAATGACTCTGCTTGTCGTTCTAGTTCATCCGGCGTTGTCATTGCTGAATTTTCAATAAAACAATTCTCAAATATGGGTTGGTGCCCGCCATTTGTGTATATGCAATCGTAATTAACGACTGGTATCGAAGACTTCTTACTTATAAGCACAAGGTTTTCTGCATCCAATGGTGACAGTTGCGCTATCATCGAAGAAAAAGACGGGTGAATTTGTTTTTGATATCTGCTATCCGCTGCGTTTGCCAATAAGTTCTGGAACATTTTACTTATCTGAGGCTCCTCCAAGCAAAATTTAGCGTTTTCAAGTGCGGGACCAACCACCTGCATACGAGGTTCAACCAAGCATTCCGCTGGTTTTGCATTCAACTTTTCACCCAGTGATTTTTTAAACTCCTCTAAGTCATGTGTTTGTTGTAAACGCATCTTTTCTGCTGAAAAATGGATTTTACTTGTTGCCATCGCAAGGAGATCGCCAAAAAGTGTTCCTATTTGATTTGCCCCTGGATTCAGCATAGCTTTTACCGGTTCATCGATGCAACTGGGTACTGCATTGAGATTGAAGGTGTTTCCGCTACTCTTTTCATCGCTCATATTATCATTCCTTTCATTTGGAGGTCCTATGGAGAAACTTATCTTGCTTATTAAAATACTCATCACTGAGCAAAAAGTCAAATTTTATACTGTAATTTGCAACATGTGCAAAAAAATCGAACGTTTTCTTTCAGCACATCGAAAATAAAGGAGATACATCATGGAACGTTATATTATTTTCATCCCGGCGGATGGGCCGTGCAGGCTGGTGGCCTGTGATGACGGCGACACCTGCAAGCTGAACACTTTGCGGGTGTTGGTGGACGGCCCTATTGAGGTAACGCCCAGCTGTCTGGGCGCATCGTGGGCACGGGAGCCGGTGGACGGCATTGACCTGATCGTCAACGAGGAGGGCAGACTGCGCGGCCTGCCGTACAATGGCCGGGCATCCGATCTGTGGGAAGGCGGCGGCATTTGCCTCCTCAATGGTGACGCGCTGCTGGCAGCCGCCAAGGGTGAGGATCTGATCGGTTTTCCTAAGCCGGTGTGCAGGACCATCTGTGACGAATGGGAGCTTGAAATGGAGGACGGCACATGGAACGACTGACGGCCCCGCGGTGCAGCGGCATCAAGAGCGGCTATTGGAGCACCGCCAAGAAGGAAGAACTGGTGCAGCGTCTCGGCCAGTACGAGGACACCGGGCTCACCCCGGAGGAGATCAAAGCGCTGCAAGATTTCAAAAACGGCAAGGATGGCCGGTTCCAGACCTTCAACCCGGATTAAACGAAAGGGGAGAGCACGATGCTGATTAAACCTTACATTGAGCTGCAGCAGCTGATGGAGCGCAAAGGATACAACCAGAAAGAGCTTGCGGCGGCAATATCCCGTAGGCTGAATGGGTATAGCCCGGCAACATTAAGTAACCGGCTGAACGGGAAAGCGCCCTTTCCAGTGGATGAAATTGTTGTGATCGGCGAACTTTTGAGCATTTCGCCTGATGAAATATATGGCTATTTTATCAAACCGTGGGCCATTCAGGCCAAGAGAGCTAAAAAGAATCCGGCCAAGTCGAACAGGCTGGTAAGCTTTGGAGCATGAAAGGATGGTGCGGCATGAGCGAACCGAACAAGAGCTATATTCGCGTATCGTATGGTGAGGATGGAAACCCGCAGATTGAAACCAACTGCGTGGGACTTGAGGCATCGAAACTGTGCGTTGCCCTGCTGGCCGCACTCGCTGCCGGATCGGATGACCCGGCGGGTTATCTCATTTCGATTGTGACGAACGCGGCCGATCTGCTGGATCGCGTGGAATCTGAGGAGGACGAGGACGATGAAGAATCTTAAAATCTGGGGTGCTGCCTTTTTGATGGGTGTTGGTGCCGCACGGGTCTGCGTCTGGATCAACACCGCCATTGTCCATCTGCTTGTAATGCGCGGCGGCTGGGAGGTAGCTGAGGCCGTCAAGGCCGCGCCGTGGGTGCTGTTCGCGCTGGGCTTTGGTCTGTTGCTGAGCGTGAGCGGTCTGCTTTCCACCGGTGAGCACTACAAGCGCAGCGCAGAGAAGCAGTGCCACGGTCTGACCGTGACCGATGGCCGGGATCAGGATGCCCGGCGGGGTGCATGATATGGGTATGACGGCGATTGAATACGCGGAGAGCCTGAACAGGCAGTATAGGCGGCTGGCCCAGCGTAACACGAACAGCGCAAGCCTGCTGGACGCTTCCGCTGCCCCGGTAAAAGCCAGCTGCAAGGCGCGGGCCGAGGTTTACGACCTTGTGGCCGAGGAACTTGACGGCCTTATAGCACTGATGAAAGAAGAGCGCGGCAATGGCTGATTTTTACAACTATTGCAACTGGTACACCGTTTGGGATGCCAAGACCGGCGACCTGATCGCATCCGGCACGTCCGCAATGGTGGCCCGGCGGCTGGGCCACAAGAGCACCGCCGCATTTACCACGCACTACGCCCACACCCAGACCCGGAAACCCAAGAAACCGTATAAATACATCATGCGGCGGGAACTCGTAGAGCGCCGTGAGGCCGAACTGCCCCCGCCACGCAACAGAGGAAAAGGAAGGAAACACCATGAAGATTGTCATTGAAAAAATTGGAGATAACGTTGGAGCTAGTTTTATCGGGAAGGGCCAGCGGATTGACCGGCTTATGCTCCTCACGGTGGCCCTGATCGAAACGTTTGTTGACAGCCTTATCCCCGATCTGACGGACGAACAGCTGCAGCAGGCAGCTGATGGGTTTGCAAACAGCGTAAAATCTGCCGTCATTGCCCACTATAAAACGAAACCCTCTGAACGCAAAGAAGAATTTACCGGCAAGGAGGCAGCTTTTCTCTCTAAGCTGTTCAACTTATGACCGGGCAAAAAGAAAGAGCCTGCCCGTGCGCCAACACGGACAAGCTCAAAGAGAGAATAGAAACACTTCTCACTCCAGAGTATAACACAGATCAGGAGTGGCTGCAATACGCAGGCGTGCTCTATTACGCGGTGGATGATCGCGGGCGCAAGTTTCAGGCATCTACGGTACTGCGGCTGTCTGATCCGCAGCTGGGGGAACTGATCCACTGGCTGCACTACCACCTGAAAGGCAGCAACCCGCCGCCTGCCCTGTATCACCTCGAAATGCTGCTGCAAAGCCTCGAATACCTGCGGGGCGGGCGGCACTACCTGTATAACTCGATCTATGAGATCACACGTCTGGAGGCGTACCCATGAAAATACTGATCTATGTGATCCTCGGTCTGGATCTGCTTTACATGGTTGTGATGTACCGCCACGGAAAGCGCTGAGAGGTGGCCGCGATGAAAGATATTCGCATTACTTACACATACCACAAGAAAAACTTTGACCTTGACGAGGAGCCGACAACGGGCACCATCGTCCTCCCGGTAGAGGATGCCGCTGCTGCTGATCTGCTTTCGTCCGACCTCTCGCAGCCAATAGCAGGCCGTCACATCGGCAGATCTTTCCACTGTATCTGCGAGATGCTTTTGTGGTATTGCTCAATGCACCTGTGGTACATTCAGGGCGATGACAAGATTTTGAGCATCAGTCCGGTATAACCAGCGCCCTCCAATGGTGGCAGGAGGTAAAACAAGAGCCACTGCCACCCCCCTTTGAGATGCAAAAACCGACTGGATCAGTCGTACCTGATTGGGCCGCATGTTGAGCCTCTCTCATTGTGACAAGATGTGTGGTATTGGGGCCACACGGGACTCCGGCGGGCCTTGATAGGCCGGTGCGTGCAGAAGCAGCACAACAGAAAAAAATCCGCAACAACCTACTGCGTCAAAAGGTGGGTGCCTTTGTATCCGTAAGACTCGCACCCGGTAAAAAATAGTTGAAAAGTAGTGTCGGTGACTGCTGGAACATAGACAGCCCACCGATGGCGGCAGGTGGTCAAATAAAAGCCGCTGCCAGCGCATAGCGCAAAGAAAGGAGCTGATCCCATGGGTAGGATGGTCGCTGTTGAGGAGTGGGCTGAGATCCACGGAAAAACGCCCGCCACCGTCAGGCGTAAGATCCACGCCAACGCATGGCCCGACGCAAAGCAGGCCACACTGGACGGGAAACTGGTGTGGATGTTTGACGAGGATTGGCTGTGGCCCCGCGCCATGACCCCGACAAAGCAGGCAAAGCTGCTGTGCGAGATCCGCCGCCTGATGCCTCCCGTGGTCTACACTACCGCAGAGGATGGCACAGTGATCTGCATGGTGCCCTGCACCCATCACACCCACGTTGCCAGCGGTGTGACCGCTGACGAGATGAATGATCTGTGGAGAGCTGCCCCCCCCCTCAGAGGGCCGCCGCACAGGCTGCCCTGCAATATGGCTGGCTGCACCCTCTCGCAGATCCGAGATCCTACAACGAGAGAGGAGAGCGTTTACATAATGCCTACAACCGCAAAAAGTAATGCAAAAAGCACCACCCGCAGAAAGCCCATTCAGAGCGCGCAGGAGCGCCCGGCGGCGCAGGTGGTACAGTTTCCCCTGTTTTCCCCCAAACCCCGCCAGACAGCCCCGCAGGAGGTGCAGGTGGTTGTTTGCGAGTGTAGCGCGGATGCCGTGCGCGTCCGGCTGCTGCCTGACCCCGCTGCTGTCTGGTGCATGATGGATGAAACGTTTGGCACGCTGGGCTGGACGCGGCGCTACTACTTCGCAGATGGCCGCCTCTGGTGCGGCGTGGGCGTGTATCACCCGCTGATGAACAACTTCGCCATCAAGGATGCAGCTGCCCCGGCGGGCAAGCTGCAGATTTCAAACCCCGACAAGTGGAAGGAAAACGGCAGCTTTCTGGCTGCTGCGGCCCTTTGGGGTGCCGGTGCTGATGTGATGGCGCTGCCTTCCCTGATCTTTGCCGCCGATCAAGTTGCTATTGACCCGGTGCACAAGCGGGCAAAGAACCCCAACGACCCGCCCACGGTGGTGGGCTACCGCCTGCACGGCGCTCTGACCGTGGACAAGCTGCTGCGGGCTGAGGATGGGCACATCATCGGCGTGCAGCTGCTGCAGGGGGAGTGCAAAGTGGTATGGCAAGCAGAGTAATCGGCCGCCTGCCGGTGGTGTATTATCCGCAGACCGGCAAGCTGGAAGTGGAAAACGCAGGGGAATTTGTGGAGAAACAGATCTATCAGCGTCTGGATGAGCTGGCTCACGGTCAGCCCCTGCACATCACCCTGACGGTGGAGCCAGTGAACAAAGCCCGCAGCACGGCACAGAACAGCCTTATGTGGGCGCTGCTTACCATCATGGCAGACCATTACAACGGCGGGCGCACCGGCGGTGTGACCCCGGAGGACTGCTATCTGGAGATGCTGGAGAAGTACGGGGCCAAGGTGGATTATCTGGAAGTCCCGGCGGGCGCTCTGGATATCCTGCGCGGCTGTTACCGGCTTGTTCATGTGGTGGAGATACTGGACGGCAACCGCTGCACGGTCAAATGCACACAGGGCAGCTCCACCTTTACCACCGGTGAAATGAAAAATCTGATTGACGGGATCTTTGACCGCCTTGCTGAGATGGGCGTGAATGATCCCATGGTAACTGCCTATTGGCAGGAATGGAAGGAACCATAATGGCCAAAAGCATCATTCAGGCAGAAAAGGAGTGCTACATCTGCCGCCGCTGGTATGCGGTAAAGACCACGCGCGGGCTGGAGGAGCATCACATCCTCAACGGGCCGCTGCGCAGCTTCTCGGAGAGGCACGGCCTCAAGGTCTGGCTGTGTCACCGGCACCACAATGAGCCGGGCCTGAGCGCCCACCACAATGCCACCTGTGCGCAGACCTTAAAGGCCGTTGCACAAGCGAAATACGAGGAACAGAACGGCCCCGGTGCACACGCTGCATGGATGGCCGCTGTTGGAAAGGACTATCTCAATGCTTAATGTTGTAGCAATTATGGGCCGCCTTGTGGCTGACCCTGAACTCCGCACCACCCCGGCGGGCGTGAACATCTGCCGCTTCCGCATTGCCTGTGACCGCAACTTTGCAAAGCCCGGCGAGCAGCGTCAGGCTGATTTTGTGGATATCGTGGCATGGCGGCAACAGGCGGATTTTGTGTGCCGCTACTTCCAGAAGGGCAGTCTGATCGCTATTCAGGGACGGCTCCAGACCAATAACTATCAGGACAAAAACGGCAACAACCGCACATCTGTTGCCGTGGTGGCCGACAATATCAACTTTGCAGGCTCCAAGGGCACCAGCAAGCCGGTGGACGAGGGCGGCGAGGCTGCCCCGTGCTCTGATGCATGGCCCAAGGCTGACCCGCCTGCCAATTACGGCGGCGTGGACGATTTTGCCGTGATCGATGACAACGACGACCTGCCGTTTTAACCCTCTGGAGGATGGATCGCCATGAAAAAAGGAAGTTACCTCACAATTCAAGATTGGATGGTCGCGGATCTGCACCTGAAAGGCAATGAGCTGTTGGCTTATGCCCTGATCTACGGCTTTTCTCAGGACGAACAGTCATGCTTTTATGGCTCCTATCAGTATGTCATGGAGTGGCTGAGCGTTGACAAGACTACTGCCGTTCGCGTGCTGCGCAATCTGGAAAACAAAGGACTGCTGCGCAAATGGCAGGAGAAAGAGGGCAACGTGATTGTCAACCGGTATGCAACCAACACCACCCCTGCCTGCCCGGCGGCATCTGACCAGTTGCAAAATGCAACCGGTGGTAAAACGCAACCGGTGGTAAAATGCAACCCAGACCAGTTGCAAAATGCAACTCCGACCGGTTGCAAAATGCAACCCAAGAATACTAGAGAGAAAGCTAATAATAATAAACCCCGCGCAGGGGCGCGAGAGGAGCCGGACGGTCTGACCGTGGCCGAGGTCTTTGACGAGTTTTCCCGCGGCGGCCCCGGCGGGCTGCATGACGCTTTGATGGATTTTGACCAGCACCGGCGTGAGCTGGCCAAGAAGGACAAGAAAAAGCTGTGGACGCCTCTGGTGGCAAAGAAGATCTGCAAGTCCATCAAGCGTCTGGTTGAAGAGTCGGGCGTTCAGGATCGCACCGGGTACGCCATTGCAATGCTGAATCAGAGCATCGAAAACGGCTGGACGGGTGTTTTTGCCGTCAAGGATTTTGTGGACAAGGCCCCGACAGTACATAATGCGCAGCCTGCGCCGGATAGGCCCCGCAAGATCACCAAAGACACGACCCTCGCAGACCTGCTGGGGGGTGTAGGAGCGTGACAAACAACAAGATCTCCACTGCGCAGCAGCATCAGCTGGCTGTGATCGGCGCTGCGATCTTAGACCCGGCGGCTTGCAAGGCTACCGTGGAGCGTCTGACACCGGCGATGTTTGAGGATGGCCCATACAGGCAGCTGTTTGGAGCCATCAAGCTGCAGCTGGACAGCGGCCACAACGTGGATGCTGTGATACTGGAGCGGATGCTGGGCGGTGATTTCCGGCCCCTGATCGTAGCCGCAGCGGAAACCGTGCCCACCATCAGCCATGTGCAGGACTACGAAGCGCTGGTGATGGAGGACTACCGCAAGCACTTGTTGGTGGAACTGGCCACCAGCGTGACCCTGAGCGCAGCGGACGCGGACAGCATCTGCCGGGACATGAGCGAAGCCCTGAAAGTGCAGGACCATCTGCGCCGGGAGAGCGTGGACGCGAACGTCAAAGATTTTTCTGAGGTCTGGGACGAAACCATGCAATGGCTGCAAAAACCGGACACCAGCGTCAAAATGGCATGGCGCGAACTGGACGAGTTGGGACTGTTTGAGGAAAAGATGGTTACTGTGCTGGCAGGCCGTCCCGGCCATGGCAAAACAGACCTCGCTCTGGCTCTGGCCCTGCGCCTGAGCAACTGCGTACAGACCTACTACCTGACCATGGAAGAGGATCGGCGCAAGCTGATGATGAGAACCATGTCCAAACTGACCCGCATAAACAGCACCCGCCTGAGAGATCGCAAGATCACCGAGGAGGAACGGGAAAGCCTGAACAATGCTTTTGCCCTTATCAAGGGCCACACCGGTATGATCTACGATGACGGCACCCGCATGACCGTGGACGATATCCGCGCCCGCGTCATGAAGTACCGGCCCCGGATCGTCTTTATCGACCATATCGGCCTGATTGCGGACACTCAGCCGGGCCGCAAGGAGTATGAGCGACTGGCAGACGTGACCCGTCAGCTGAAAGAGCTGGCCATGGAAACCGGCATCACCATCGTGGAACTGGTGCAGCTGAACCGCAGCACCGACCGGAACGGTGGAGCCAAAAAGGCAGCGCTGGGAGATCTGCGCGGCTCTGGCACCATTGAGCAGGACGCGGATGCCGTTGTGTTCATTGAGAGCGAGGTTACAGGAGAGCGCCGCCTGCAGGGGCCGAATGATTATTTTGAGGTCAGCCTGCGGGTGAGCAAAAACCGAGAGGGTGAAACAGGCCGGGTGCCCATGTGGTGGCAGCCTCAGTATCATGAGTGGCAGCCCGCGCCTGATCCGTCCGAAAACTACAACGAGGATGATTTTATACCCGCAGACCATGAGGATGGCCCGGCGGGGTGGTAAACAGGAGATAAACGAAAATGGATGATGTGAGATTGATCGATGCCAATGCAGCCATTGAGAATGCAGACAAGTGCTATAACGATTGGAACCTCGCTATGGCCGCCGCAGAAGGAACCCGCCAGATCAACATGGTTTACAAAAAGCAGGAGCTTTTCAAAGCCGTGAAGAAGGTTATTGAAAGTTGCCCGTCCATTGACCCGGACAGCCTGCAATTGCGGTGGCGTAAAACGGCAGAAGAGCCTCCCAAAGCGGAAGACGCAGATCCCCGGTCAGCAACAGTTCTGACTGTACAGACGGGAATTGGATTTGTAACCGCATGGGAATGGCACATTGTGGCTGACTTTCCAGAGGAATTTCCGGTCTGGATGCCCATGCCTAAACTGCCCTAACCGGTGCTATGGCAGAGCAGTGGGGAACTGAATAGAGGATAAAGGAGGATGCAGTCCGATGACCTATGAAGAAAAAAAGGAATGGCTACAACGTTACAAGGTAGCCCGGCAGCTGTTCGGCTTTCGTCTGCAGCAGTTGAAAACAGCAAAGACAGATGCCGGGCGCACAACTCAGAATATTTCTCCTATCCCCGGCGGGGCCGGTGACGGTCAAGCCCTGCCGAGGGCGGTTGAACGCATCCAAGAGGCAGAAGAACGCGTAACTGCTCAGGCTGCTATCTGTGACGAGACCTATGAGGAAATCATGGCAGCACTGAACACGCTGGCCGACCTGTGTGATCGTGATATCCTATTCCGCAAATACATTGAATTCCAGAGCTGGAGCGAAATAATGCAGGGGACAAACTTGTCGAGGAGTGCCGTGTTAGCCCACCACCGGCAGGCAATCGAGAGCCTGCAAGTGAGAGGCCATGACTGATCAGGACTAAAATGGACCAATCTGGACTAATCTGGACTAATCAGGACTTGAATGCACCTTAACCAGCTGATAATATTAAACTGCAAAAGCCGTAAGGAACCGGAGCACACCGGCCACCTGCGGCTTTTGTATTGCCCGGCTGCGACAGGGGAACACCTTACCGACCAACAGCCTGAATGTACCAGCCGGGCAATTCTTATTTTGTTATCCGCGGCACTGTCAGGGTCTGCATCCCGGCGGGGTCATTGGATAAATATAGGTCATTGCAGCATCATCCTCAGTGCGTGGCAGCATACAGCCAAGCGGGTTCCATTCCATCCTGCCCAGCAAGCTGCCGCTGCGGGCAGCTGCGCACTGACCGCGAAATCCTGCCGTTCGGTTTTCCGGGCGGCTTTTTTGATACCCCGGGCCTGCAAAGCACCCATGGGCTTTGAAAACACTCCCTCCCCGAAGAAGTCCCCCTGCCTGCAAAGGCTCCTTCCCGATGGTGCACAGCAGGCCGTGACCAAGGAGCCGCATATGCCAAAGACTGTTACGCGCCCAGACCGTGACGGCACGCACCGTCTGGCCTTTGAGCGCAACAAAAAGAAGATCTATGCTACACAAACCGTGTGCGGCATCTGCGGCAAACCTGTGGATTTCAGCTGCAAGTTTCCGCATCCGCTTTCGCCGTGCATCGACCACATCATTCCCGTGGCCAAGGGCGGGCATCCCAGCGACCTTGCCAACCTTCAGCTGGCGCATTTCTGGTGCAACCGGCAGAAGAGCGACAAGTTGTTTTCGCCGGTAGAAAAGCAGGCCGAAGCGGATGCAGACGCGCCGCTGGCTCTGCCGCTGAGCACCGACTGGACAGCCTACCGCGGCCATTGAGCAAGGCAGCAGATATCAAACCTTCCTCACCACAACAGGGGGGATATCCCCCTCCCAGGGGGGTCTCTGACCTTCCCGTACCGTACTGTGAATATTTTCTCGCGAAAGGAGAAAGCACCGCACTATGAGCGACCTGAAAGGCATGGCATACCTGCGCCGCCGCCTGCTGCAAAAGCGGGCGCGGGTGCAGACCCGCTACAAATATTATGAAATGAAGAACGCCGTGAAGGACTTCGGCATGGTGACACCGCCAGAGTTCCGCACCTTCACAGAGGTGCTGGGCTGGTGCGGCAAGGCCGTGGATTCGCTGGCGGACCGCTTGCTCTGGCGGGAGTTCCGGGACGATAATTTTGACCTGAACACCATTTATTGCATGAATAATGCGGATGTGCTGTTTGACAGCGCAGTGCTGTCGGCCCTCATTTCCAGCTGCTGCTTTGTGTATATCAGTCAGGCCGAAAACGGTTTTCCGCGCCTGCAGGTCATTGACGGCGGCAACGCCACCGGCGTGATGGATGAAGTGACGGGCCTGCTGAGGGAGGGCTATGCAGTTCTGGCGCGCGACCCCGACAGCGATCGGCCCACGCTGGAGGCCTACTTCACTGCGGGCAGTACATGGTACTACCCCAAGGGCCAGAAACCGTATCGGGTGACGAACTCCGCACCTGCCCCGCTGCTGGTGCCCATCGTATACCGCCCGGATGCAAAGCGTCCGTTTGGGCACAGTCGTATTTCCCGCGCCTGTATGGGCCTGCAGCAGGGCGCGCTGCGCACCCTCAAGCGCAGCGAGATCAGCGCCGAGTTTTACTCCTTCCCGCAAAAGTATGTGCTGGGCACATCCAATGAAGCCGAACAGCTGGACAAATGGAAGGCTACCATTTCCAGCCTTTTGGAGATCACCAAAGACGAGGATGGCGACAAGCCCGTTGTGGGCCAGTTCACCCAGCAGAGCATGAGCCCGTATACCGAACAGCTGCGCACCTTTGCAGCGCTGTTTGCAGGCGAGACCGGCCTGACGCTGGATGATCTGGGTTTTGTTACCGACAATCCCAGCAGCGCCGAGGCCATCAAGTCCAGCCACGAGGCCCTGCGTCTGGCAGCCCGCAAGGCGCAGCGCACCTTCGGCAGCGGCTTCCTGAATGTCGGGTATCTTGCGGCCTGCGTGCGGGACGATTTTGCCTACCAGCGCCAGCAGCTTTACCTGACCCGCCCTGTGTGGGAGCCGGTGTTTGAACCGGACGCCGCCACGCTGTCCGGCATCGGTGATGCCGTGGGCAAGATAAACGCCGTGATCCCCGGCTACTTCGGCAAAGAAAATCTGCGGGATCTGACCGGCATCCGCACCGAGAACTGAGGTGCCCATGGACGAAAAAGACATTGCCCCGGAACTGCTGGAACGCATCCGAGCTGACTTTCTGGCCTTGCTGGGCGACGCGCAGCAGGAAGCTGACACCTACACTGCCGCCGCAGCCTATGCCGAGCTGGTAGGTTCCGCACTGGCTGACGCTTTCCGCCGCAACCTGACTGCTGACATTCTGCCGGACGGAAGGCTGTACTGGAACATTGCCGATCGGGTGGTGCGCCCGCTGCTGGAGGAGGACTATGCCAGGATCGCAGACGCTGCTGCGGCTGCGCAGCAGGCTTTGAACCGGCAGGCCCGGATCGGCATTGCGCCGCAGCGTGCCGTGCTGGATGCCGACCGCGTGAACGGCCTGCTCAACAAGCTGGCAGAAGCGGAACGGTTTGAGGATGCGGCATGGGCACTGGCTGAGCCGGTGCGCACCTTTTCCCGCATGGCCGTGGACGATGTCCTGAAGGCAAATGTGGATTTTCAGGGCAGGGCCGGTCTGAGGCCGCGCGTCGTCCGCATTGCCGAAAGCGGCTGCTGTAAGTGGTGTAGCGCTCTGGCCGGGACATACGACTACCCCCATGTCCCGAAAGATGTTTACCGCCGCCACGAGCGCTGCCGCTGCCGGGTGGAATATGACCCCGGCGAGGGCCGACGGCAGAACGTGTGGAATAAAACGTGGACAGAGGAGCCGGAAGTCCTTCAGTCCCGTAAGGAGCTTGCAGAAACACCACTCCCTAACAAAGTCCATATTCCCGGCGATATTCCTATGCAGAGCGTTCTCCCGGAATATTTGCGGACGGCTTCACCGGGTGTTGGTTCTATCACATATGATACAGGCTATGACATGGTGCGCCATGCAGATGAAGTGAAAACAGCACAATGGCTGCACGACCATCTGGGCGGCAACATTGTACTGTTGAACGAAGTAAACAACTATAAGGCCATGACACCGGACTATATTTGGAATGGGAAGATGTGGGACTTAAAAACAGCTTCCACGGAAAAATCTGCGAACAGCGCTGTTCGGCATGGTCTGAAGCAGATTCAAGAAAATCCCGGCGGCATTATTTTGAACTATGGGCAAAATATAATTTCTGCTGATTTGCTGAAAGATGTTCTCCGAAAAAGGCTGACCGCCAGTGCAACTCAAGACGTAGATATTCTTGTTATCTGCAAAGATGAATTGCTCATGGTCCAGCGTTTTATTGCAAAAAAATAGAGGTGTCGAGCCCCCACCATATAGCGGAGGCGCACCTCTATTTATTTTATATCATATTTTCGATTTGTCGTCAACATCTTAGAAGGAGGAACCCAGCCCACCATGCCGCGGACGCGAAAACAGGCAGCTGATGTCAGGCTGGGCCGCCAGACGCCTACCGCCGCTGTCGTGCTGCCCTACACCGAAACGTGCGGACAAGAAGCAATTGACCTGTACAACACCACCGGGCGCACGGCCCAGCAGTGGCAGGAGCTTTTGCTCTACGATATCCTTGCCCGCAACGAGAATGATCTTTGGGTGCACACCAAATTCGGCTACGCAGTGCCCCGCCGCAACGGCAAGAACGAAATCGCCGCCATCCGGGAGCTGTACGGCCTGAAGCAGGGCGAAAGCATCCTGCACACCGCGCACCGCACCACCACCTCGCGCGCAGCATGGGAGCGCCTGTGCCATCTGCTGGATAAAGCAAAGATCCCGTACAAATCCATTCAGGCGGTGGGCCGTGAGCACATCCAGCTGGAAGATAGCGCGGGCCGCATCGAGTTCCGCACCCGCTCTTCCAAGGGCGGTTTGGGTGAAGGTTTCGATCTGCTGGTGATCGACGAAGCGCAGGAATACACTGACGATCAGGCCAGTGCCCTGAAATACGTGGTCACAGACAGCGAGAACCCGCAGACATTGTTTTGCGGCACGCCGCCTACGCCGGTCTCTTCCGGCACGGTATTCCTCAAAATGCGCAACGCTGCGCTGCGGGGTGATACCCAGAACACCGGCTGGGCTGAGTGGAGCGTGGAACAGCAGACCGACCCGCATGACGTGGAAGCATGGTACCGCACGAACCCAAGTCTCGGCACCATTTTTACCGAGCGCAGCGTTGCGGATGAGATCGGCGACGATCCCATTGACTTCAACATCCAGCGTCTGGGCCTGTGGCTGCGCTACAACCTCAAATCCGCCATCAGCCGCACCGAATGGGACGAGCTGAAGGTGGACGCTCTGCCAAAGCTCACCGGCAGGCTTTATGCCGGCATCAAGTTCAGCACCGACGGCACCAGCTGTGCGCTGGCCGTTGCCTGCCGGACCAAAGAAAACAAGATATTCGTGGAAGCCATCGACTGCCGCCCTACCCGGACAGGCAGCGGATGGCTCCTTGATTTTCTGTCCAAAGCCGACCTTGCCGCTGTGGCGGTGGACGGTGCCAGCGGGCAGCAGCTGCTGGCCGACGCCATGAAGGCTGCCCGTATCAAAGCACCGGTGCTGCCCACGGTCAAGCAGATCATCACCGCCAATGCCGCTTTTGAGCAGGCAGTGTTTGCAAGATCCCTGTGCCATGCCGGGCAGCCCGGCCTTACGCAGGCAGCATCCAACTGTGAAAAGCGGGCTATCGGCTCCAACGGCGGCTTTGGCTACCGCTCACTGACCGAGGGCGGACATATTGAACTGCTGGACAGCGTGATCCTGGCCCACTGGCAATGCGCCGAGGGCAAGGCAAAGCGTCGCCAGCGCACCAGCTATTAACAGGCCACACGGGCCTGTTTTTTGTTTGCCAGAACGAAAGGAGTTTTTCTATGGCAGAAGCATTTGAACCTATTACCACGCAGGAAGCATTTGACGCAGCCGTTGAACAGCGGCTTGCACCCTATGCCGACTACAACGAGATCAAGGCCCAGAACGAGAAATATGCCGGGCAGATCGTGGAACTGAACAGCCGCATCCAGACTTACGAGACGGAGGCCCTCAAGACCCGCATCGCCCATGAAGTGGGCATCCCGTTCGATCTGGCCCAGCGCCTGACCGGCTCCAACGAGGCCGACATCCGCAAGGACGCGCAGGCCCTGCTGAAACTGATCCAGCCCAAGAACCCGCCCGCACCTCTGCGCGGCGACCCTGACCCCAGCGGCGGCAGCAGGCGCGACGCCCTGCGCACCTTTACCAACCAGCTGATGAACAACGACTAAAGGAGAAAACATCATGGCAAATATTTTGAGCAAAGGATCCCTGTTCCCGGAAGAGCTGATCCCCGGCTTCATCCAGAAAACCACTGGCGCATCCGCACTGGCAAAGCTGTGCGGCGCAACGCCTATTCCTTTCAACGGCCAGAAAGAGTTTACCTTCACTCTGGACAAAGAGGTGGACATCGTGGCCGAAAACGGTGCCAAGGGCACGGGCGGCCTGACCGTGGAGCCGATCACCATCGTGCCTCTGAAGATCGAATACGGCGCCCGCGTGTCCGACGAGTTCCTGTATGCATCCGAGGATGCCCAGATGGACGTGCTCAGTGCCTTTGCGGACGGCTTTGCAAAGAAGGTGGCCAAGGGTCTGGACCTGATGGCCTTCCACGGCATCAACCCGCGCACCGGCACGGCGTCCGGCGTGATCGGCACCAACCACTTTGACAGCAAGGTCACGCAGGCTGTGACCATTGTCACCGGCGATAAGCCCGACGCCAACGTGGAAGCCGCCATTGCTCTGGTGCAGGGCGCAGAGCGCGACGTGACCGGCATGGTGCTGTCTCCCAGTTTCAAGAGCGCACTGGCTGCACAGACTACCACCGACGGCGCAAAGCTGTATCCGCAGCTGGCGTGGGGTGCAAAGCCCGGCGAGGTGAACGGCCTGCATGTCGAATCCACTTCCAACCTGTCCGCTGGTTCCAGTCTGGACCGCGCTCTGGTGGGTGACTTTGAGAACTGCTTCAAGTGGGGCTATGCAAAGGAGATCCCCATTGAAGTGATCCAGTACGGCAACCCGGACAACGACACCGAGCTGGGCGATCTGAAGGGCCACAATCAGGTGTACCTGCGCGGCGAAGCATACATCGGCTGGGGCATCCTGGACCCCACCGCCTTTGCCCACATCAAGGCCGCAGAGTAAGGAGGGCATTTCCATGTTGTACCGCAACAAACGCACCGGCGCAGTGATCGAGACGGAATGCGCCGTTTCCGGCGGGGACTGGGAACCGGCCAAGAGGCCCGAACCCGTTAAAACCGAAAAGCCCGCTGCCGTGCCCAAAAAGAAAACGGTGGCCGGAAAATGACCTACGCAGCACTTGAGGATATGACCACGCTGTGGCGGCCCATGACCTCTGCCGAGCAGGTCAGGGCTTCCTCCTTGTTGGAGGTGGTCTCGGCCAGCCTGAACATGGAAGCCCAAAAGGTGGGCAAAGACCTGCCCGCGCTGGTGGCGGCTGACCCGGATCTTGCCATGGTGGCCAAGAGCGTCACAGTGGATGTGGTGGCCCGCACCCTTATGACCAGCACGAACCAGGAGCCCCTGACCCAGTTCACCCAAGCTGCAGGCGGCTACTCCGCTTCAGGTTCCTTTCTGGTGCCCGGCGGCGGTCTGTTCATCAAAAAATCGGAACTGGCCCGGCTGGGCCTGCGCCGCCAGCAGATGGGAGTGATCGAGCCTTATGCCGTGGATTAAGGGCATCCCCGTTACGCTTTACGAAAAGACCCAGACCGATGAAGACGCTTTTCACGATCCGGTTTACACCGAAATGCCGGTCACGGTGGAAAATGTGCTGGTAACACCGGCAGATGCTGCTGCCATAGCGGACGAAGTGCAGCTGAACGGTCACCATCTGGCCTACGAGTTGTGCATCCCGAAGGGGGACGCGCACAGCTGGGACGACGTTACGGTGGAGTTCTTCGGCCAGAAATGGCACACCTATGGCGGTGTGCAGCAGTACATCGAAGAGCTTGTGCCGCTGCGCTGGAACAAAAAGGTGAAGGTGGAGCGCTATGGGTAAGGTCCGCATCGAGCTGAACAGCTCCGGCATCCGGGCGCTGCTGCGCTCCCCGGAGATGCAGGCTGTGCTCAAGGACCGCGCCGACACCGTGAAGGACCGCTGCGGCGATGGCTACGAATCCTACGTGGCCCCCACCCGTGCCGTGGCTGTGGTGGAGACCGCTTCCCGCAAGGCCTATGACGACAACTCGGCCAACAACACCCTGCTGAAGGCCGTCTCCGGCAGCCGCAGCGGCGCAACAGTGCATGAGCACAAGCGCCGCCTGAAAGATGGGCGCATCATCACAGTGAGGAGCTACCAGAGAAAGAAATGATCGAAGAAGTCATCTTGAACTACCTGCGGGAAAATGCCTTTTCCTGCTACATGTCCATGCCGGAGAAGCCCTCCGGCAATTTTTGTGTCCTCGAAAAGACCGGTGACAGCCCGGACGAAGGCATTTACACGGCCACGCTGGCGGTGCAGTCCTACGGCAGCAGCGATTTTTCTGCCGCCCAGCTGAGCCATTCTGTGGTGCAGGCCATGCTGGACGCCGACGCTCTGCCGGAAATCGTCTCCTGCGACCTTGCCACTGAGTACAATTTCCCGGATACCACCCGCAAACGGCCAAGATATCAGGCCGTTTTTTCTATTACACATTACTGACGAAAGGAAGTATCTCTATGGATGCAAAAAATGTAAGCGCCGCAAAGCCCAAGGTGGGCGGTGCCGTCTGGCGCGCACCTCTGGGCACCCCGCTGCCCACGGATGCAAAGTCCGCACTGAACGAAGCCTTTGAATCGCTGGGCTACATTTCCAGTGACGGCCTGACCAACTCGAACTCTCCCAGCAGCGAGAACACCACGGCATGGGGCGGTGATACCGTGCTGACCCAGCAGACCGAAAAGCCGGACACCTTCGCCTACACCCTGCTGGAAGCCCTGAACCCGGCGGTGCTCAAGTCCGTCTACGGCGATAAGAACGTTGCCGGCACGCTGGAGACCGGCATCACGGTCAAGGCCAACAGCGACGAACAGCAGGACTGCAGCTGGGTCGTAGACATGGTGATGAAGAACAACGTGCTCAAGCGCATCGTGATCCCGGATGCGGCAGTGTCTGCCGTGGGCGATATCGTCTATTCCAACGGTGCGGTGGGCTATAACACCACCATCACCGCGGTGCCGGACACCAAGGGCAACACCCACTACGAGTACATTCTGGGCGGCACTGCCGCCACCCAGTCTGCCGCCGAGAGCACCGCAGACAATAAGGAGGTAAAGGCATGATTGCAAAAACGGAATCCGGTTTTGAGATCGAGCTGGACGATGAAGCCATGAACGACGTGGAGCTGGTGGAGGCCATCGTGGAAATGGACACGGACGGTACCAAGCTGTTCTATGTGGCGGACCGCCTGCTTGGCAAGGAAGGCAAGAAGAAGCTCTACGATCACCTGCGTGACGCCAAGGGCCGCGTGCCGGTGGTTGCCTTTGGTGCAGCGATCGGTGAGCTGATCCGCAGCTTTTCCGCAGGAAAAAACTCTGCATCCTCTCCGAACTGATCGCATCGGACGAGGACGCGCTGATCTGCGATTTTGCGCAGTATTACCACGTTCTGGACTGGCGCAGCCTGCCGCCGCGTCTGGCGGCCACCCTTGCTGCAGGTCTGCCGGAGAGCAGCCGCAGTATGCTGCGGCTGGCCGGGCAGCGGGTGCCTATAGAAGATCAGCTGCAGGCATCTGCTGCCGACACGCTGAACCGCATCGAGTGGTGGCTGCTGGGCAAGCCCGGCAGGCCGCCCAAGTCCATTCTGGAAGCTCTGACCGGCACAGGCTCCGGCAGCGACACGGAGGAGGTGCAGAGCTTTGCCAGCCCGGAAGAATTTGAAGCGGCCATTGCTGCGCTGAGAGGAGGTTGATGGAGATGCCGGACAAAATCGAGATGGCAAAAGCCTATGTGCAGATCGTGCCGTCGGCAGATGGCATCCGGGCTGCACTGACTGACGTTTTTGACGAAGAAACGGACGGCTTAGGCGCAAAGGTCGGCCAGAGCATTGGTGCCAAGCTGGTCGGCACTATCAAAAAAGTGCTTGCCGCCGCTGGCATCGGCAAAATCATCAAGGATTCCATCGACATGGGCGGTGCCCTGCAGCAGAGCATCGGCGGCATCGAGACGCTGTTCAAGGACAGTGCCGATACCGTCAAGCAGTATGCCGCACAGGCGTACCAGACCGTGGGCCTCTCCGCCAACGACTACATGGAGCAGACCACCAGCTTTGCGGCCAGCCTGCTTTCCAGCGTGAGCGAAGATACCAATGCCGCCGCCCAGCTTGCCAACATGGCCATGGTGGATATGGCCGACAACGCCAACAAGATGGGCACGGATATGCAGGATATCCAGAATGCCTATCAGGGCTTTGCCAAGCAGAACTATACCATGCTGGACAACCTCAAGCTGGGCTATGGCGGCACGCAGACCGAGATGCAGCGTCTGCTGACCGACGCCGAGAAGATCTCCGGCGTCCATTATGATCTGGGCAATCTGGCCGACATGTACAGCGCCATCCATGTGATCCAGCAGGAGATGGACATCACCGGCACAACGGCGAGAGAAGCTGCAACGACCCTGACCGGCAGCTTTGCGGCCATGAAGGCAGCGGCGCAGAACGTGTTGGGCAATTGGAGCACCGGCGCAGACCTGACGGCACCCCTGCAGGCACTGACGGACACGGCCCGGATCTACCTTGTGGACAACCTGCTGCCCATGATCGGCAACGTGCTGCAGGGCATCCCGCAGGTCATTTACAGCCTTGTGCCCGAAGTGGTGCAGACCGGCACCGAGCTTCTCGGCTCTCTGGCGCAGGGCTTCACACAGGGCATCCCGGATTTTCTGGCGAATGCTCTGCCGCAGCTGCTTTCCTTTACGGAAAACCTGCGGGAAAATGCCGGGGAGTTCGTGAACGCCGGTCTGGACATGATCACCCAGCTGGCCAACGGCCTGATCGCGGGCCTGCCGGACCTCATCGCCTATGTGCCGGATATCATCATCAATATCTGCGGCATCATCAACGACAATATGCCGAAGCTCCTTGCAGAGGGCGTCTCGCTGGTGGTGCAGCTGGGCGCGGGTATCGTAAAGGCTGTGCCCGACCTGCTGGCCAACTGGAAGAAGATCCTGCAGGCGGTGCTTTCGGTCATTTCTGCAGTGAATTGGCTGAACATCGGCAAGAACATCCTCACCGGCGTGGCAAACGGCGTCAAGAGCATGGGCTCTTCCATGCTGGCTGCATTCAAGGGCGGTTTTTCCAGCGCCCTGGCATGGATCAAGAGCCTGCCCTCGCAGGCGGTGCAGTGGGGCAAGAATCTGATCCAAAGCTTCATCAACGGTCTGACCGGCAAGGGCAAAGTGGCGGGTATCGCTACTGCAGCCACTGCCGGTTTTACCATCGCCGATGTTGCAAGCCGTGACGAGCTGGCCGACTGGACCTCTGCCAACACCGATCTGGCCGACAGCGCCCGGACCGTGGCGGATATCGCTATCCCGGCCTATACCAAGTCCGGCAATGCGGCAGCCGCCGCAGGGAAAGCAGCGGGCACAGCCGCAAAGGCCGCCGCATCGGTGGTCAACTCTTACTCTGACACGGTGACCGAGGTGCTGGGCAAAGTGACCCGCACCACCCAGACCGTAAACGAGGAGCTTTCCAACGGAAAGAAGCAGCAGACCCAGACCATCACCGAGACCAGCCGTCAGCTGGTGAACGGTGTGCTGAAGGATATCAAGACCGTCACCAGCATTGCTGCCGATGGCAAAAAGACCGTCAAGCAGACCATGGAGACGGTGCGGGAGATGGCCAATTCGGTCACATCGACCTTTGACACAGTGGTAAATGGCATTGCTACCAGCACCAAAACCATCAAGGAAACACTGACCGACGGCACCGAGACCACCAAAAAGGTGATCACCGAGACCTTCAATAAGGTGGTGGACGGTGCCCTCGTGACCATCGAGCGGGTCAAGAACATTGCCGCCGACGGCACCGAACAGGTGGCCGAGACCATCAAGAAGGCCAGTGCCGACAGTTTTTCTGGCCTTGTAAAGGGCTGGCAGGGCGAGGCCGACAAGGGCGTGCTGGGCACCTTCGGCACGTTGTACAAAGCCGTGAAGAGTCAGGACTGGCTCAGCGTCGGGCAGTGGGTCATTTCCACCCTGTACAACGGTCTTGCACCGGAGACCAAGCTGCTGATTGACGACTTCGGCAAGAATCTGATCCAGCAGGTCAACGGTTTTCTGGGCGAGGGCATCAGCCAGCTGGCCAATGGCGCGTGGGACCTCGGCACCCAGATCTTCGACGGCCTGACCGGCGGCTTTGGAGATGTGGTCAGCCAGTTTTCCGGCCTGGGCAGCACACTGCTGGACATTTTCGGCGGTCTGCAGGGTCCGTTGAGTGCGGCAGCGCTCGCCATCAGCAAGGGCCTGCAGGGCGGGCTGGTCTCTGCGTTCCCGGAGATCCTGGCCTCGCTGGGCGGCCTGATCGGTGCCATCGGCGGCGCGGTCGTGGCAATGCTGCAATCCATCGGCATGGCGCTGCTGCCGACCGGATTCGGGACCCCGAAGGGCCTGCTGATGATCGCAGCGGGCGTTGCTCTGGTGGCTGCGATCGCGGCCATCGTTGCATCGCTCGGCGGTGCCTTCAAGAAAAAGAGCACACCCGGCACGGGCAGCTCTTCCAGCAGCGCCGCAGGCAGCACCATCACCGAGGCTTCCAGCAGCCTGTGGGACTACGAGAAGAAAGCTCCGCTGCCCCAGCGCACCCAGCGGCCCAACATCGAAGTGAACCAGTACATCTACAGCAAGGCGCAGACGGCGGCGGACCTGATGCGCGAAGCACAGTATGAGCAGGAAAGGGCGGTGCTGCAGGGTGTTTGACGCTGTTTTTACCTCCAGCACCGGACAGAGCTTTGCCTTTGGCTACAAGGCCAGCGTGCTGTGGAGCTGTGACCCGCTGGGCGACCTGCCCGTGGATCTGGAAACCAGTCAGGGTTATCAGCAGGTGGGTGCCCCTGTGGAGAGCCGCAGCATTTCCGGCGTCACCCGCACCATCACCGGGCGTATCCTGCGCAACGCGGATTACTGCAAGCGTCAGCTGCGGGACGTGTTTGCGCCGGGCGTGACCGGGCGGCTCACCGTGGCCGGGAAATACTGGTGTGACGCCGAGGTGCAGCGCTGTCCGGCCATCAGCGCGGCACTGCTCTGGCCCACCTTCAGCTTTCAGCTGTACTGCCCCAACCCCTATTGGCACAGCGTAGAGGAAACGCTGGCCGCGACCATCAAGGTGACACCCGTGTTCCGCCTGCCGGTGTGCTACGACGCGCACCAGTTCGGCATCCGGGAGCAGGGCGATTATATCCGCATCGTCAACAGCGGTCTGGATACCCAGAACTTTCGGCTTTCACTGTCGGCCAGAGGGCCCGTGGTCAACCCTGGCGTCCTTAACCCGGAAACGGGCGAATACCTGCGCTTTGTTACGACCCTGCAGGACGGCGATGAGCTGCAGGTCTACCGCGAAAACGACCTGCTGCGGGTCCAGCAGCTCATTGACGGCAAAGCCTACGACGTGCTCTCCATCCTTGACGGAAGCAGTACCCTTTGGACGGTGTATCACGGTGCGCAGGCATGGCAGCGCACCGCAAAATCCGGCGACGGCTGGCTTTTCCTGACGCTGACCATGCACGCAGCGTATTCCACCATCATCACGGAGGGTTCCAATGGCTGAGATCATTTCTGCACTGACAGCATCCGGGCACAAGAGTATCTGCGTCTATGATATCCGACTCAATCTGCTGGGCCGCATTGAAAGCTGGGTCTCGCTGGTCTGGCCGGAACGCTACAACGTCTATAGTGACACCCAGGGTGCACAGCTGGAGCTGCACGACACGACCGCTTTGCAGGCGCTGTGCCGCCCGGACCGGTATCTTTGGCTGGTGGGCAGCGACCGGCTCATGCGCATCGTGTCGGCCCAGAAATCCGACCACAAGCTGGTGATCGCCGCAAAAGACGCCGCCTGCATTCTGGATGAACGCGGTCACACGGACACCCTGAGCAATTTTGCCGCAGAGGAAACGTTGCGAAGTCTGGTATCCAGTGCTGCTGCGTGGCCCTGCCTTGAACTGGGCGATGCTGCAGGACTGACGGACACCTACAGCGGCGAGGTCAAGCCCGGCAGCCTGCTGAAGCTGGTCGAACAGGTGTGTCAGGAGCTGGACATCGGCTTCCGGGTGCGGTTCGATCAGCCGGAAGCGAAACTGCTGTTTGAGCTGTTCCGGCCAAAACTCGACCCGAACGCCCGGTATGCGCCGCAGTACGGCAACCTGACCGACCTGACCTATACCGAGAGCATCACGGACTATAAAAACGTGTGCGTGGTCGTTGGCGCGGAAGGCACCGCCACCGTGGGTGCAGCGGAGAACACCGGCTCTGCCCGGCGGGAGCTGATCGTGGATGCTACCAGCAAAAAGAAGGAAGGCGGCCAGTCTCAGGCGGACTATCTTGCCACCCTGCGCGCACAGGGCGAGCAGGAGCTTGCCAAACATACCCGGCTGGAAAACTTCCGTTTCACCCCCACCGGCAGCATCACGGTGGGCATGGTGGTGGAGGCCAGCCTGCCCGGAACGGACATTCAGGCCGCTGCCCGCATTACCTCTGTGACCCTGAGCTCCCAAAAGGGTGAAAACTCGGTCAGCACAGAGATCGGCACCCCGATCATCAGGAGGAAACAATGAGCATTATCACATATCCGCTGAACGGCGTGGTTTACAGCGCCGAGGACGTGGCCACCTACCTGTGCACCCGCACATCCGGCGTCTACTCCAAAGAGACCAACTTTGCTGTCAGAACCACCGGTACACGGCAGATCACCGTTGCGCCCGGCCTTGCATGGATCAATTACGACGACTTTAAAGGCGTATCCGTGTGCAGTCGGGAAGAGAACGTCTTGACCGTCCCCGAAGCAGACAACACCCTCAACCGCGTGGATCGCGTCGTGTTGCAGTTTGACACCTCGGAGAATATCACGGCGATCAAGCTCAAGACCGGCACGCCTGCCGTGGCCGCACAGCCGCCCGATATCCTGCAGAACCATAATCAGTACGAGCTGGGCCTGTGCACCATTTCGGTGCCCGCAGGCTCCACCGCTGTCACCGCCGCCGACATCACCGACACCCGCGCGGATGAGACCGTCTGCGGCGTCATGCGGGACGGCGTGACCGGCATCCCCACCGGCACGCTGGTGCAGCAGTGGCAGGCCGTGATCGAATCCATGAAGGGTGGCAGCTTTTATACCCGTGCCGAGGTAGACGCACTGCTGAAAAGCGTGGATCCTTTTCCCGTGGGCAGCATCTACCAGAGCACCGACCCCACCAGCCCCGCCGCACTGTTC